GGTAAATAGCCAATTCAAGACAAGATTGGCTCCATCGGTTGTATAACTCATATCACATGCTCCTTATATTTAAACTACGGCTGGAACGGCCAAAACTGACCCTGCCACGATTAAGACCTTCTCTCCAGCAGCAACTGCTTTTGGTGCTGTCGTAGCCGTTGCATCCAAAAGCACACCCGTGGTGCTTCCCTGCACCGGATTAGATGTAATGAACGTCCCGTTAATCGTCCCTCCAGCAGGGAACTCAAACAGCAAACCATCCCCGGCATTAGACCATACACCTTCTGCGAGAGCGTCAGGAGTCAATAGCTTTCTCGCTCCACCTGTGTAACTCGTCACCTCTGTGCCATTGGCAAGCAGGGTTGTTAATGTCTCACCGTCAACAGGGGTATAGACTGACGCATAGCACCCTATATACCACGCCGTTATTTGTGTTCCGCCATAGAATGCGGCGTTGTTCATGTAATCTCTTCCTTGTTTTACCTTCATCCAGCCCTCCGAATTGTTTCTGCGTCAATAAAACTTGTTGCCGCCCTTGTTGACATTGTTGCATCCTTTAAATTAACTACCGCTTGTATGATTCCGTTTGACTCACGGATCATCATTGTCCCTCTGGTTGCCACGTCAGGAGCAACGTTATCCTCCTGCACGTTTTTAATCTCTCCACCATTCCCAGCCACAATCAACCCTCTTGTAGAGAACCATGTTACCAGCTTTGAGTTTGGCATCTGCTGGCCTGTCCCCAATACAGCCCCATAGTCAAGCTTGGTTATCTGCTGAAACGTCTCTATTGTCCCGCCAGCGAGGAAATAAGTCTTCCCTGGTTCTGATCCTGCCACAACCCACACGCCATCGACTACAGGCTCAACAACAGTTATATCGTCACCGAAATAGAGCTTGTCCTTGCTCAACTGCGATACTAAATCATTGGAATACGGCTCAGTGAAATAGAGATATGGCCCAAACGCTATTAACATCCGCCCGTTAAACTCTCGAATGATCTGCCCTACTGGCGGCTTAGTTAGAAATCCTGTCTGCAATTCCTTTCCACCATCATAATCTAACAGTATGGTGGTAGTTGAAACGCCATTGGCAACTTCAGCGCATTGATACAACACGTTACCATTGGCAGTTGATAGGTAAATCCGTGTCGCTACTACCTGGCTGTCTTGCGGCGATGGCAAATTAATAAAGACAAAGCTGGAGTTGTCGCTGGCAGTTATCCTTGATATGTCACTGGCCCCTGATTCGTTTCCAAGCGCGTCAACATAAGTGAGAGCGCACATATACAACCCTGCACCGAATATCCCTGTACCTGTGTACACCACTGGAGCAGGAGGATTATTCATTCCCCAACCTGTAACAGCGCCATCGGTTATCTTTGCAGTCTTTGTCCCATCGCTGAAGAACACAGAACCATTAAACTCATGGAATGCAAACGTGTCTCCAGTAATTCCACGCATAAGCGCTGTCCCTGTCCATGTAGATGTGTCAATTCTCTTCAGGATGCCAAGCTCAACAGCAAAGTTTCCCAATGAGCAACTAAATCCATCCTTCATGGCAATGGAGGAATACCGCTTAACCATTCCTTCCCGCAGTCGCCATTTTCCTGCATTATCAATATCGGCGTTCACCGCATTACGAACTGCTGCCCTCGGGTCTTCCTTACTTCCTTTCGGCAGGGCGTGGTCAGCGGCAAGGTTGTTCATGCCTTTGAATGGGCCAAGTTTCATCTACCACACCTTATTATGATGAGGACGGTTAGCCCTTTGACTTCTGAGCCTGTCAACGTCTGGCCTCTTCCCAAAATAATTGTCAAACTTCTTTTCGTATAATGCCGCCAAAACCGGATCTGCAAAATCAGGATTGGGCTTGCTCAACACGCCTTTATGAACCCACAATGCAAGATACCGATGATGGGCCGTGGCAATCTCTGGGGACTCAATTAACGGGTATGGTGCCGGAGTAGGAACAGGGTCAACCGGCAAAAACATAGCCGTCAATGGAGTTCTCTGCACTTCCATCTTGAGGGTGTAGTCAACAAGTGGTGGAGGTGACAGTTGAAGGCTTGATTCGTCAACGATGATATAAGCCGGTTCTCCAGTTGTCTCTCTCCATGTAGAATCGTCATTGTCTAACTGGTCGCGTGTGACATTGCTGAGATAGGTTATAACCCCGTCAGCATCCTCAAGATAAGCAGTAAGCACCGCCACAATTGAACTATGCAATGGATAGGTGGCCGATGCGTCGGTCACAGCTATCTCGCAAATATCGGCAGTCGTAGCGTCAAATATCAATACCTTGCGGCGACATGCTTCATATTCCGCATCATTGAAGAGACTGACTACTTCGAGGTCAGACGCCCGCAGTGGAACAACCGTGTCGGACGATTCAAAGCGGTACTGTGCCAGCAACTCGACAATATTCATTGATTACATACCAGGTAGGCCGTATTGGTCGATCAGTTGGATAGCCGCTTCCTGAACCTTTTGAACGGGTGCGTTCTTTGGTAAGTCTATAGCAAGGCCATTAAAATTATCAGCAATATACTTTCGCACTGCTATTCCTTTTGTCATTTCGTAGATTGAATTTCTGATATTGTGCAACTCTTCTTGTTTTTCGTCGTCGTTATCGGAATGTTCAACACGATCAATAACTCCCGTACCTTCGCCATTAATATAAACGCTTGGATGAGAAAGCATCTTAGTTGCGGTAACAACTGGAATCATCTTCTCTTGATCTTTTTTCCATATTCCTGTTTCAAACATTCCGTCCGAATATTCTGGCCGTCTTCCCACATACTTAACCGCTGTACGTTCTGGGTCAACTGCCTCTGGCTCTGGAATCTCCTTGATAACTTCCATTACAGAAGCCAGCATTTGTTCATCAATGTCCTTGTCACTTGCGTAAGTGTCAAGACAAAGAACGATCGCCGCTTTGAATTGCTCCTTTTGTTCTTTTGTAATTTCCATGTTTCACCAGTTAACCGGCCAGGAGGTTTAGTCCTGGCCGGTTGGGTTGAGATTATGCAGGCCCGTCGTAAATGCCGTCGATGTAAATATCGATAACGCACGCAGCATCAAAAGCAGCAGTGTTATTCAGATATGTCAGGTATGCGTCCTTTGGCAATCGGACAGGGGCGTTTGTCAGTGTGCATCGAGTTCTTGCCGCACTAGAGGTGGCTGAATCGTCAAAGAAATAGTTAGCATCCTGTGGGACAGCCGTTACATCGACTCCATCAACGTAGGCAAACCCAATGTCAGCGGTACATGCTGCTGTAGTTGGATCACTGATGATCATAAAGGCATCATGCAGTTCAAAGCCAGCCGGGATAACACCAAGCTGAATGACATCCGTTGCAGCAATGGCAGTTGTCTTGGTGCTGTTGGTAACAATCCCGCTGGCATTGGCGGTCAGGTTGTAGTGCAGCCGTGTCAAATTACCGTCAGGGCTTGCGCCGATATGCGCCCCGACCGGATTGTTTCGGGCATTTTTTAGTGCGTAAGTAGTCATGTTTTGCTCCTTAAAGTTAAGTTGCTTCCTCCCCGAAGAGAGGAAGCGGTTTATTACAGATGAACGGCGGTGTCGATTGCGATGACGCCGAAGTCAGTTGGCAGAACGCCGTCAGGCCCATGGTCGATGTCAAAGCGGACTTTGCTCTTTCCGTCAACCAGTCCACACATAACTTCCAGCTTATCTTTGAAATCTGTCTCCTCTTCCTCGAAGAAGAAGGGAACGCCGGACGTTGCGTTGGAACCGTAACCCTCTGCAAGTGCCTGAGCACCGAGAAGGAGCATACGGTCAACGGCATAAGTCCCGGCAGTGAATGAAGCCGGTACAAGGTCGGTCGTGGTCTCTGTCTCGCTGGATGCAGTGGCACACCAGTTAATTGCATTCCCGGCATAGAAGCGGATAGGCTTTGGCATCTTCACAATCATAACGCCATTCCACAAGCCAACATCGCCACGGAACAGGGCCAGATTGCCAGCAGCAGACGCTCGCTGATATGCCTGGGCCTGTAAAGTCCTAAATGTAGCCTGTGTTGCAAACGCTGAATACTGAGCAGAGCTTACCAGCAGGATACGGATAGGAGAGTCAGAGGCCATGACATCGCCCTTGAACTTACACGCGCCGGGGGCCAGTGGCATTTCGTCCAACAGACTAGCAATGGAATCAACCACGCCCATATTCAGCACATCGGTTGTGGTAATACCAACCTCACTACCAGAAGCATTGAACTTTTCGATATAGTTGCCAGCAGCCAGATAATGCCGGTTGTTGGTAGGGGCCAGCACAGCATTGACCATGATATCAGCGAAATCAGGGTCAGAAGCCAGAGGCACAGCCCACTCAACGGTATCATGGAAGCCACGGGAACCTGCCATATGAATCAAGGCTCGCTGATCCTGGCAACGATCCATAAACCCGAAGGAATTTGCCAGTGCCAGCTTACGGAGTTGATGTTTAGTCCGTTTTTGGGACATCTTGTTACCGCCACTCACAACATACCGTGACTGGTCAATACGAAGACGATCTTGATCGAACACCATGGACACGCCACGACCTTGAGCCATACGGCTACCCATGATTGGCTTGCCGCCAGTTGGGTTTACGAAATCAAAAGTGATTTCGTCGCCAGGGGTTTTTGCCAGATCTTTACATCTTACGATTGGAACTTCGATTGAGGTCTGATTGCGGAGATTGCTTTCCGCCTTGGTCTGGTCGGGAAATTCCCCGGAAAGACGGTTCATGTTAGTTGGTCTCTGCATATTCGCAGTGAACAGGCCAACCGCCTGTAATACTTGTGCCTGGTCTGCACCATTGGCAATATTTGTAGTCATAATGATTCCTTTTTATTTATGGGCTATCGTACCGCCCTGTTTGCGCGAGATATAATATCTTCGATCTGCTCCCGCGATTTACCTTTTAATTTGTCAGCCATCCCAGCCGGTGACAGATTCAGCGTTGCCTGTATCTCGTCATGGATAGGGTTAGTGCCACCTGGCACGTCGCCGAGCGATTGTACTGCATTACCCTCATCAGCTTTCGCGAGCGCTTCCGCAACCTTCTTTGCAGTTTCTTCAACGGTCAAACCTGATGTATCGCCACCAGTGGCTTTTGTTTCGTCCTTGAAGGCTTTTACGACATTGGCTACACGTTGCGGGTCACTGCTTACACCATCATTTCTGACACGAACAGAACGGTCATCTGAATTGTACCAATCCCAAAACTTCTGATTATCGGGTGCTGTCACTTTCAGATAATCAGGCTCAAACTTAGTGACCTCTGCGTCAAAATCTTGTCTCGCCTGTGCCTCTGCCTGTTCCTGTGCTGTCAGGTCATCTTTCTGTTGCTTCTCGGCCTTTATTGCCGCAAGTTCGGTTTGTAATGGTTTTATCAGATTCAGGATTTCATTCTTGATACCTGGCAACTCTTCATCCAGGTCGTCTAATCTAAACCCTTCCACAACTTCGTCCGTTGCGTCACTGTTACCGGTCTTGTCATCAATCGCCCTTGCTTCAAGCAACTGTTGAATCATAACCTTCTGGCTCTCCAGTGTTGCCATTAACGCAGAAGACTGATCTGTCAGTCCGATTACTTTGTCCTTTAAAGAACGGTATTCATCAAAATTGATTGTATGTTTCCCGTCTTTCGTAAGGATGACCGCTTCTTCCTGTTTTACTTCTGGTTCGACTATTTTCTCAAGCTCTGGCTGTGCCTGAATTTCCTCGGTCGGTTTTTCAACTTCCAAGGTTTCGCCATCTTTTGAGTCTTCACCATTCACCATGTTCATGATATCTTCACGCGACATTCCTGCCATGCTGGACATCATTTCATCTACATTTTCCATTTACTGCTCCTCTGGCCATGTATCGTCATAGCCCACGATGTTAGAGGGTTTTGGCATTACTGCCGGTTTATCCGTTAAGGATGTATTGTTCGATTGTCTTTGCCTTTTCTATCAGTCCTTCCGTGGTTTTAGAGGTAGTGGCATCATCACACATGCTTATATTTGACTGTCCAAGAACACACTGTACTGCAAACTTTCTAACCTCTGCATTATTCTCCGACATATTCACTATATGATTCATAATGATTTCCATTCCCCTATCAATCCTGTGCATCGTCTTCAACATCTGGTCTATATTGTATTTATCCTCTTCCGTGGATGATATTGCCTTTTTTTCAGATCCAAACATTTTAATTCTCCCTGCCAATTATCGCATTGGCCGCGTTGTAAGGGGTTTTTGGCATTGCTGCCGGTTAGGTAATTATTGCTCCGTTAATTCCGATAACTACCCACTTCGCGCCACATGCGGCGAGAATCATGGTATCACTAACAGCGGCAAATGTGCATGTCGTGCCCGCACTCGCCCCGGCAACGTTGTTGACATTCGTTAAAGCCATAGTCACATCACCATTATCAACTGTCATGCGGATAGTCTTGATCTGGCCCGCCATGATAGCGTTAGGGGCAGCGAGAGTCACAGCTCCCGCACCAACGAGAGCAAGATTGCTGGTCTTCAGCAAGACCGACACCGCCCCTGCCGCCGCAATCGTTTCTGTTTGCGCCGACACATCAGCAGCGAAGTTCAGTTCCGCTGTAGTTGCGGTCATATTGTCAAGGGTATTCAGTTCAGCACCACTGGCCGTAACCTGCGACACAGTAAAGACTGACGAATTGTCCTGATAGAAAGCGATACACTCATCATCTACCCATCTGGTATTACCGTTCTTCCAATAGACAGGCGGGTTCTGTGCTTCAAGTTGGCCTTCTGTGCCGGTTCCGCTATATGTTACGAGATAACTCATAGTTTTATTTCCTCGGCATCAACGCTGATGCACCCAAAGTTTCCATTGTTGAATTCCATATCTTCCACTGGCGTCCTGAACGCAGACGCAACCTTTTCGGCTGTCAATTTAAGGCAAATACATGGCTTTCCGATCCCGCCTTGGCAATACTCGCATCTGTGTTCCATTATAGTTGCACTCCTTGAGGTGGTGAACCTACACAAGTAAATAAATGCACGACGCTATGGATTGCTTCCTTGCGGGTTTTCCCAGCCCCTCCCCACCAGACTGTTGGGGTTGCTTCTTCGGACTTTATCTGCGCCTTAAAAGTGCCATTATCGCCAGTACTTACACGTAGCTCAAAAACTTCATTATTGCGATCTTCAGATATTTCGATCTCCTTTTCATCCAGCTTATCAGCCATTAACCTCAACGCTTCTTGCGGAGTCTTTCCATGTTCCAGAATAGGTATGTCCCGATACGAGATATCAAAACCCTCTTCGGCAGAACCAAACATTATAATAACGCTCTTATCGCTCATATCTCTACCCGTCCTTATTTTCTATGCAGAGCCTCTTTAAGCCCTCTCAAGCATGATCCCGCGTTCTTCCTCCAATCTCGGAATGGATATTTCCCACTATCAATATTCTGCTCAAAACGGCGGATGTCACGTGTCAAACTTTCCCTGTCTTTGCCGATTCCACTTGATAATCCCATAAGGAATATCGGGTGTTTTCCATTGTGTATCCCAATCGTGTGAAAAAACCACCCAAAGATTCCTCCATATTTTCTGTAGAACCGGGAAAACACCTTAATATCTTCAGTAATTTGCATTACAACTGCACCCATGGGGCCTCAATGCCTTGGTTTAATCCTTCGTCTGCTTCCGGCATGGCTGCATCCATCGGCGGGATCTGTTTCTCTATGTCTGGCTCCTGCACTCGCGGCGGGAACATGGGACTGGTGTTCTGTTGGACTTCTGGGGCTACCTGTTCCGTTGGTGCATTTACCGCTACCGCAATCGGAGCAATAATGGGGGCAGCATCTTGATCTCTAAACCCTGCTGATTTTAGGACTTGGTCGGCTACAGGAACAACTGCACTCATTGCTACCGCCTGTCCTGCTCCCTGGATTGAGGTGTAAAACTCTTCCAGCCGCAGAGAGATTGTCTCTTCAACAAGTTTCTCAATCTCTGCGTCCGTCTTGCGCTCTTTTATGTCAAGCTCTCTGTTCTTCTGTTCAACGAGCCATTGCGTTTTAGCCTCTTCAATCGCCTGTTTGATTCGTTCCGTTACCTGCTCTTCGCTTATTTGTTTATTGTCAATAATGCCCTTGATGACGCCAATGACTTCTTCCTTATCTGGAAGATCCATGAGGTTGACAAGGTATGGAGTCAATGCGGCCTTAAACTCATCTGGCAACGTCTGGATAATGTCGCTCAATTCCTGCATCTTCATCTGTCGGAAGCTTGGCGTACTTGGTATCTCAGCAAGCGTGACTTTCAGTTTTGCCTTTGAAGTCGCATTCAGTATTCTTTCATTACCTTCTTCGTCAATCACCCTTGCATTCAAAACAATGGGCTTGTCCGGACGAATCATATTCCCCTTAACGACTACTTGGCTTTCCTTGTCGCCAATATCTTTGAGGATCATAGACATGAGCAGGTCGCCCACCTGTTGCCGTCCGTATGCAAAATTATCATTAACCGTTGCCAGTCCTTGAACTGATTGCTCTATTGCTTGGCTCATTGCGCCAGCATTATCAGGGTTAGCCTGGCCAGCTATTGCGTCAGAGATGTGGGATATCCTCTTTGCTGTCTCTCTTAAATCAATCAGCCTTTCATATTGTTGTTTGTTAAGCTCTGGGTTGCGATTTATCTTTAAATATCCACCTTGGGCAATCAAGGATGCATCGGTGATGATATCGGCGTCCGGTCTTGCTATTTCATTCCGGAATATCTCATCCGTCATCAGTACGAAGTCTTTGCTTCGTTCAGTCTGGACTGATCCAAGCAACCACATCATCTTTGAAATCCGGGCGTTTATTTCATCCTGCAAAGGTATTAGCCATCTAACAGTACCAAAAGGAACGCCAGTGCCATCTTCGCGCTTACCCCAGAAAGGAACATAATTAATGCGGTCAAACTCGCTTACCGCCTCACCCAGCTTATGCGGGCCCATAAAGAAAGACTTGGTGATCTGGTCAACAAGTGCATTCTCTATTCTCGTCCCAGCAGTAACCGCCATAATGTGTAGAGGATCGGCTTTATCGAATCGAACAGCGTCACCATTTTCCAGCCGGAGGAATTTAACCTGTTCCCATCTCCGCCTTGACAACTCAAACAGACAAACACGGTTATTCTCAGGGGTTCTCCATTCTATCTCATCAACAGTCCAGCCGCGCTCAATCTCTTGCGACTGCGCCATTTCTGTTGATCTGCCACCGTCTCTGACTAGAACTGAAAGGTCATCAATCCAGCCGCCACCAGAAGACAGGATAATGTCTCTGCTTTTGGGGAACATAGATGCGGCGATTTCAACATTCGTCCACGTCTTACGGAGAAACCATTCCGCCTTATCGAAATCAGGGGTTAAATCTGTCCAGTCCCAATAGCAAGAATTTCTATGCACAAAACTGCAACGATAAGGGAACTTCATCGGGTTTTTACTCCGACATACTTCGACAAATCCTATTCCCACCTTTGCTTGGCTTGCATATGCCTCAGTACAGGCTTTATCTGCCCCTGATCGTCTTTCTGCTTGGTTCAGCTTGTAGTTTGTAGCTAGTGCAATATCATCCGCTTCTTTGTCATGGTCTCCATCTGGGAGGACTTTCCAGTCAGTGCGTGTCTTCGCTTCCATCCCGGTGATATCTTCCATTGCCGGACCGATAAAGTTCTCGTATATCGGGGCAATACCAATCGCCGCCATCTCTTTTAATGTTGCAGAGTCGCGCTGGTTACCTGAATCGTAATCCATTTCCTTATCGGCCTGTGCTCTCCACGACGGCTGATATTGGATATGGTCGATTACATTCGCCAGGTACACATGATCTGTGTCTAACTTAACTGTCATCTGGCTCTCCAGTTTATTGCAGGGCGGGCTTTTGATTGGATATCAGACGTTGCCTTATCATCAAATCTCATTCCCATCATCAATGCATCTGACAAGTTGGGGGATTTTATCTTTAATCGCTTCATATCGGGCTTCGACATTATCTGTATCATCCCATTTGCATTATGCTTTTTAGGTACTCTGCACACTTCTGATTTTAAAGCTACAAGACATTTTATATCAGATGATATGCTTATCGTTTTATCTGGGTTTATATATTCTCCCTTTACCACTGCACGATATGTATTAAAAAACCTATCCCTCATCGCCCAATAATATTGCGCTCGCTTGTTCTTAAATATCTCTTGGTTCGTCTTTCTGTTCTCTTGTGCAGTTTTCCCGGTATCCTCGTAGATTTCCTCTGGCCTATCCACACCCTCAGACCCCTTAAACATCGACCATTTTGTATGCTTACTGTTTAGAGAGTCTGACACCTGCCTTTTTAGTGATACGCCAAGACCATCACAGTCCCATAAAAATAAATCAGCGTTTTCCGTTAGTGCTTTTTCTAGAGCCCAGTCCATTCCGTCTGCTGCGTCACCATTTGACATTAAATCAACATCAGTGACAACTGAACCATGCCTGACGGCCAACCCTTTATCATCTGTGCCTTCGTCTGATGGATCAAACGACACGATCTTTGCGCCTTGGGGCTTGAACCCTAATTTTATATGAGCATCTACGGCGGCATCAAACCATTCTGCTGCAATAATTGATCCCTCAACTGTGTCGTTATACGCACCAAGCCAGATATGATCGTATTCTGCCCTTGGAAGTGTATCAAAGTCATGGACACGCTCCTGTTCAAGGTTAGACGGAAACCATGGGTTGTCTGTGTAGTTTATTTTTATAATCAAGTGAAGATCATCTTCATAAAACCCATCTCGGTCCAACTGCTCACGATAAGGCTCAATGAATCTCTGGCTAATAGGGTCCGCACTAGACATTGTGTTTAGCGAGAACCAGCATTCAGAATCTTCTTCCCTTAGTGTTGGAGTTAGTAGCTTCAGAGATTCTTTGCTGAGGAACTGGGCCTCTTCTACCCAGAAATATTTAAACCCATACATAGACTTAACGCTTCCGGCAGAACGGGAAAGACCTTTAAACCTAAAGCCACCACCTGAAATATTATCAATGTGCGTTTTTCCACACTCATAGCCGGGAGCTTTCATCCTTTCTATCTCGCCAACAAGCAACGCATGAACCGAATCCTCTATCGCATTTTGATATTCACGGAAACAACCAACCTTCGCCCCCTCGACTTGTGATTTCATTATCAGCATGTCAGCAAATGATTGTGACTTACACGCTCCACGGCCACCGAATGCAACTTTAAACCGCTTCTTGGTTGTCAAGAATGGCAAAAGCTTTTCAGGGATGGTCATGTGTAGATTCATTTAGATATAACCTCGACTGTCCACTTCCCTGTTATCGGGCCACCATCTCCACCTGTTACCTGCGTTGGGAGAACCTTACCAATCAATGTCATAAACGCCGTGGGGTTCTTCTTTGCTTGCAGTAGTAAATACTTTTCGCCTCCTGCTTTATCGAGTGCAGCAAGTATCATCTGCTTAATATCCACGGTTATTTTATTAGGAGACCCTTTTGGTCTTCCTTGCCCCGGCTTATTTTTAAACCCTTCGCCAGCCATTGTTATTTACTTGTCTCCCGTAGGTGGACACCTGGCATTTCGTAACGATAAATCAATGATTTAAGTTTTTGTATAATTCCCACTTAATTCCTCTCCAGCCCTTCTTGCATCATCATCTCATAAGCGGTCAGCTCTCTATCACAAGCAGGATCAACGCCGTTCATATGCGGCTTCTCATGTCCTTTTAGCTTTTCGCTCATGTCCTTGTAGTAATCTTTCACGGTTGCAGATTCATGTGCGGTCGGTAGTTGCATTGCTTCAACCTCCTGACAGATTTTCTGATGCCGTTTTCTCTTACGGAATATCTCTTCGTAATTATCACGGCCTTGAGCTGTAAATGAGTGACATGAAAAATTACCCTTTGACATCCTATAATCCTTAAAATAAAAAAGCCCCGGCCAATAGACGTTAATCTATCGACTGTGGCTTGGTTTGCTTTCCCGGTATTCACACAGGAAGCATGTTTAAGCTAATTATGTGCTATACTAAACTGTACTCTGCTGGCTCGTCTTTCCCTGTTACTGAAACAACGCCGCCTTGGTAATACTTAACTCTGATAATCCTGTCGCCGCTACCCGGCAACCCTTCATCAATCATAGCGCAGATAGCCAGCTTTGCCTCTTCCCGACGATCTGCTTTCTTTGCATTACGAAATGATCTGTCAGGTTTGTCTAGCATGGCTCAATGTTTTATTCATTATATATTAAATTTAACGTATTTACAAATAAATTCTTTTACTGGAGCCTCTTCCTGGAATCGAACCAAGTTCACCGATTTACAAGACCGGGCATCATCCTGTTAAATGTTTAAGAGGCATCATTGATTATGCGGGCTTGGATGTGGCTCTTGTCGCTCATTCAATAAAGCCCCTCACTGAACAAGGTTTCTTTGTCACCACCACACCCACGAACAATGTCAACTTTCTGTCCTGATGCAATCGCGATTTTCATTGCTTCTTCCCGTGTGAGAAAGTCCCCAAACTGATCAATAAATCCTTGTTCCCATCCATTACCCAACGGCCTACTGCTCTTTATTGCCACTAATTGAGATAGCATGACTTTATCAAAGTGCCTTGCTCCTGCTATTACGACAGAGCCACTACGACAAGCTGCACACACAACTACCTGTTGCGGTTTGATTAGGCCATTGTCTTTCCAATAGTCGCTCATTCAACAGCCTCCCGTGAAAGTGGAGTGATATTATCATTCGGCCATCGTTTGTTGTAGAACACTGCGTCAGGCTTCACCTTTCCAGTATATTGATGGCATGTGGTATCGCAGTCTTTCTTCGCTTTGTCACAGCAGCAGATAAGCATTTATTGTGTTGCTCTAACAAATTTAGGGTGCAAAATATCCCTATAGTTGGCATGTGTCGCTGCTTTGTCGCCGCTACCTTGCCAATTCAGCGCATCATACTTTCCTGTGAATACGTGCCATGCTATGCGGCATCGCCAACTAAAGTAACGCAATCCAGAGAACGCACATGGTCTGGCTGACCTCCATTTACCACAAGTGACCTCTTCAGACACATGCCACAATGCTATTTCAGATGCTGTATAAACTTGCGGGACCCTAATATCCATCATTTCCTCTCCATATCTAGCAAACGTGTAACAATAGCAGTAGTATCAACAGCTCCATGGCAAGCATCACGGCATTCGTTATAGCGACACGGTCAGCACTTCCATAATTTTACTAACTGAATAATCTTATCACATCTGCTTGCGGTTTGCAAATATAAACACGCTATATTTGGTGGTTGTGTTGTTTTTTATCGGAGGATATTAAAAGAAAGGAAAAAAGGTAAAATAATCTTTGACAATACTTTTGATTTGGCTTATATTAAAAGCATAGAGGATGGATTGAAGCAAATAAACAATTAACGGAGGAAATAAAATGAGAACATTATCAGAGATCAGAGGCGCCGTTGAGGAGTTAGGACAGGCAACACTGGCATTTTTGCCAGAGGATTGTTTGTATCAGGAGGAACAACGGCTTGAAAGAGTCGTCTCTGAGCTGAAACAGGCAGTGGGAGATCCCTGCCTCGTTTTTAACAACGCGGACCAACTCGCCGACCAAAAGGCGAAAACCCGGAGGCGGATAGAAGACCGCCTCCGTAGATGCGACGACGAAGTTTGGATCGTCGCAAAACTGCTAGGGATAGACATAGAGTCGTAATCC